ACATTAGCTAACGTAAATCTGACGAGCCAAGTTACCGGCACTCTTCCTGCGGCCAACGGAGGCACGGGACTATCTGCCCCAGGAACTTCAGGAAACGTGCTCACCTCCGACGGAACCAACTGGACTTCCTCTTCAGCCTCGACAGTCGGCGCGTACAATTTGTGGCTTGTAAAAACCTCTGCTTATACCGCCGTAACTGGAGATCAAATAATAGCTAACAACGCCTCTGCGTTTACGATTACACTGCCTGCAAGCCCATCTGTAGGCGATACAGTTGTATTAGTTAATGCTCCAGGGGGCGGATTATTGACGGTCGATCGGAACGGAAATAACATCAACTCAACGGCTGCGAACGGTGAGCTGAGCGCAGGACAGAGCAGCCAGCTTGTCTACGTTTCAGTTACTGTCGGGTTCTTACAAATTTAAAGGAGTTTCAAGATGGCCGTAATATTAGGGTCAAGTCCGATAAAGTCCATTCAGAGAGGTCAAATGACTATGACTCTACAAGTCAGCACTGGAATAGGGCTGGATTCCACAGCCACAATTAACTCGGTAGACGTTACAAAATCTTTTGTTAGCGCAAGCTGTAACAGCGCAGGAGGTGCTGCGCAATGGCAGACCAATGGTATGGCTGCAAACTCTCCAACTGCTGGAGTCAAGCTAACCAGCGCCACATCACTACTGGCAAGTTTGGGAAATCTTCCAAATGTAGGGACTAGCGCACAATCATTGTCAACGGGTATTCTTTACTTTGAGGTTATAGAGTATGTCTGAGATAAATTACGCAATAATCGATGATGATGCAGTCTGTCAAAGACTTCTAGGATATGAGCAAGCTTTAAACGCCGTGCCTCATAACTACATATCAATTCCCACATTTGATCTATCTTATGTCGGTCGAACTTGGAGCGGCTCCGAGTGGAGCGAAGTAGTAGTCTCAAATCCTACCGAAGAAGAAGCGGCAAGAACGTGGCGAGATAAAGAGCTTTTTGAATCAGACTGGATTGCAAACTTAAACGATCATCCTCAAAATTCTGATTACATAAGCTATAGAGTTTTGCTCCGAGACTGGCCTTCTACAGCAGACTTTCCTGCAACTAAACCTACAAGCCCCGCTTCGTCATGAGCTATACAATGACATACGACTCGCTTCTTGTAGACCTTCGTCGATATCTAGAACGAGGATTTACTGAAGCGAGCGATCAGATTGTCTTTGACCAGCTCCCGCGCCTAATTACGCTCGGAGAGAGGCGTATTGCGCGCGAGTTAAAAATAGAAGGCTTTATTCGCGCCGTAAATCTTACTCTTTCGATCGGCGTTTCGACGTACTTAAAGCCTGACAGGTGGAGAGATACGGCCTCAATGAATATTGCTGGGGCTTCTATTTTTTCTCGATCTTACGAATACTGCAGAAATTACTGGCCGGACGAGTCTGAGACCGCTACGCCTGAATTTTATGCCGACTACGATTATCAGAACTGGCTAATTACTCCCACGCCTAACGCGGCGAGCAATCTAGAGATTTTATACTACGAACAGCCTGCGTTGCTCGGAGATGACTTTCAAAGCAATTGGCTAACTGAGTACGCTCCTGACGTATTGCTTTACGCGGCGCTCTTGGAGGCGACTCCATTCTTAAAGAATGACGAGAGAGTTCCGATGTGGCGAGAAATGTATGATAGGGCTGCTCAAGCATTAAACGGCGAAGATCTGGCTAAGATAATGGACCGATCCGCAAATAGGAGTGAAGCATAATGCCCAGTTATACCGATGTGTTTGGGGGCGCAAACATATACCCCAGCGAGATAAGCTATAGCTCGGTCAGCCTGAGCGCAAGCATAACGCTTTCGTGGCCGGAGGAAACCTCTACCAGCGTTAACCTAGCCACACGAATAATGGATGTGACTCCGACTGGAGCTGGTTTTAACATCACACTGCCTGACGCTAAAAAAAGCGGAACGGGAAACACAATTCTGTTTAACAATAAAGGCACCGCAATATTTACGGTGCTAAATGCTGGCGGCGTTCAGGTAGGAACAGTTGCTGGAGGCCAGCTCTGGCAGGTATACCTTACTGATAACACGACGACAAATGGTGTTTGGCAGTTTTTGCAGTACGGCGCAACAACGTCAACTGCAAATGCTTCGTCTTTGGCCGGAACCGGAATAGTCGCGGTCGGCACGTTTCTGTCTCAGTCAGTGCCAATAACGGCATTCTCTGCGAATTATGCAGCAGGCGCGAATGATCGAGCAAAAATGTTTAACTGGACAGGAGCGGGAGGAGTTTTAACCCTGCCAGCTCCTGCTTCGGTTGGAAATAACTGGTTTATGTATCTAAGGAACTCTGGCTCTGGTCAGATAGCCGTCACTCCACCTGGGACTACCACGATAGACGGAACGTCTCCTTTGTCCTTTCAACCAGGCGAGTCATCAATAATAGCCTCTGACGGCACAAACTTTTATACCATCGGTTTTGGGCAAGCGGCGACTTTTGCTTTTGATTACACGGTAATTTCCGTTGCCGGTGCCGGCGACTTTACGCTGTCGGGCGCTCAACTTAATAGGGTAGTGTACAAATTTACAGGAGTCTTGACCGGCGCTAGGACCGTCATAATTCCCGCCACTGTTCAGCAGTATTGGATAGATAATCGCACCACGGGCGCGTACACGTTCACTGTTAAGGTAGCAGGGACTACAGGGGTAGTGATAGCGACTAACGAGAGAGGCATCTATTATTGTGACGGAAGTCAAATATTAGACGCCGATACAGCCACGGTCGCCTCTCCGCTGGCAATTATTAACGGAGGTACTGGAGCAACCTCGTCAGGCCAAGCGTTGCTAAACCTTGGTGGAACTTCCTTCGGCGTTTCCCTTTTTACTGCGTCTGATCAGGCTGCAGGCTGGACCGCATTAGGAGTCGCTCCTGCTGGAGTCGTTAACGGAGGCACGTTTACCTAATGCCAATTGAAACAGCCGTACTGAAGTCAGCCCCAGGAATCAAAAGAGACGGGACAAAGTTTGAGGGAGATAACTACACTGACGGTCAGTGGGTTAGATGGCAGCGCGGCTTACCGAGAAAAATGGGCGGCTACAAAACCACTCAAAAATTGCTTCAGGAGATAAGCCGAGGACTTTCTACGTTTACGCAGATGACCTTTGTTTACTGTCATTCTGGAGGAGCAAATACGGTAGAGCGATTTACGCTAGATGGCACTGGAAACAGCTCTGTAATAGACGATAGAACGCCGATAGGTATAGGCGCATACGGCACAGTAACCTTAGCTGGGGCAAGCGGCTCGGTAAACATGATTGCTGTTAACGGCGTAAACGTCATGTCTGGTGCCGTAGCTTTTAACGCGAGCCTAACTCAAACGGCGACTGACGTTGCGGCAAACATAACAGCGTTTGCTTCGACTGTAACTAGCCTTGCGGTAACTGTCGTTAACCCAGGTTCTGGTAATAAGTATTATATTGACGGCGTTCAACAAGATACAGTTAGTCTGAGCGAAGGAAACATTTATAGGTTTGATCAGTCAGCGGCCACTAACGGCGGTCATCCCTTGCGTTTTTCAATCACCCCAAATGGAACTTGGGCTGGAGGAATACAGTATACGGATGGAGTCACGGCTGTCGGTACTCCTGGTAATGCTGGGGCATATACTCAGATCGTAGTAGCGGTTGGCGCTCCCACCTTATACTACTACTGCACTAATCATTCTGGCATGGGCGGTCAGGCAAATACACCCGCCGCATCAGTTCCAAAATATACTGCCGCAGCGGTTGGTGCCGTAATTACCATTACGTCTTCGACTACTGGAGATCAGACAAACGGGTTTGTTATTACAAACACGTTGAACACGCTGACCTCAACCATCGTAAACCTTAACTACGGATCTGACGCATTACTTAACAATCCCTTTAATTATTGGATGTTTGACGTTCAATACGACTCTTCGACTAATCAGAACTATTTGATTGCGGCTGTAAGCCCAAACGGCACTTGCGTCTGCAATGATCAAGACGGCCAGATATTCTTTGGAGAAGTTAGAGGAACTCAAGATCTACAAAGCATAACTCTTCCTCCAAATGCTAATGTTACCGGCGGGATTGTCAGCCTGCATCCGTACCTTTTCTATTACGGCACTGATGGAGTAATAGGCTGGTCGGTTGCTGGAGAGCCTACAAATTTAACCGGCTCAGGATCTGGCTTAGCGCGAGTTTGGGGGCAAAAGATTATAAAAGGTCTGCCTATGCGAGCTGGCTCAGGCACCGCTCCGGCAGGAATATTCTGGGCTTTTGACGCGGTCCTAAGAGCTACGTTTACCGGAGGAGCTACTGTCTTTCAGTTTGATGTCATTGCTACCGGAACTTCAATTATAAGTCAGTTCTGCGTTGTAGATTATGACGGCGTATTCTACTGGGCCGGTGTAGATCGTTTTTATATGTTTAACGGAGTTGTCCGAGAAGTACCAAACTCCATGAATTTAGACTACTTTTTCGACGGCATTAACGTCAACGAGCAGAGCAAGACGTTTTGCTTTCAGGTGCCAAAGTACGGAGAGATCTGGTGGTGCTACCCTCGCGGGACCGCAACTGAATGCACTCACGCTGTAGTCTATAATGTCCGAGAAAACACTTGGTACGATACTGAGCTTCCAAATGAAGGCAGGTCTGCTGGTCACTTCAACAATTCTTTCGCTGCACCAATTTTGACGGGAGTGAAAACCGAAGGATCTGGTTATAAAGCTTGGAGACACGAATTTAAAGTTGACGAGTACGACGGTCAAACCGTCCGCCCTATCAACAGCTACTTTGAAACTTCTGACCTTTCGACGCTTGTATCAGGCAAAAATAGATACTTGCGATGCACAACGATTGAGCCTGACTTTGTGCAGTCTGGCCCAATGACTGTCAATGTTACCGGAAGAGCTAACGCAAGAGCGCCAGACGTTACCTCGACTACGTTTACCTTCCCTGAGTCCGCTGTTGAGCCTTACGAGCAGATTGTCATGCTTAAAGAGCAGCGTCGAGAGCTTAGGATTAAGTTTGAGTCTAATTCTTTGTATGGCGACTATCAGATGGGCCAAGTCATTGCTCACTTCGATAGCGGTGACGGGACGGACCTCGGATGAGCCTGACTGTAACCCTGCCAACCGGCATGGAGCTGCAGGATTGGGCGGATTGCCTAATTACTGACTTCTCTAGCTCGGGCGCTTTTTATCCGCTGTATGATACAGATAAATGGCAAGACTGGGCCTCGCAGTACAACAGGGCTACTAATTTAGTAGAAGATTTTCCAGATCCCTATAGCTATGCAGTAGAGAACTGGAGAGAGTGGGCGGAAAGATTTGTGCAGACAACGCTATGAAATATATCGGCTATCAAGACGAAGACAACGCAGAGAAGTGGGCCAGCAAAAAGCTCGGCGTCAAGGGAAAGCCTGAATTATTCAGAGCCTTGTCTGCAGTTAATGACGACGGTGAATTTTGCTGCGTGATACTGTTAACAAATTTTAGCCCAAGAAACATTGACATAAACATTGTCGTTGACGGAGTTTTAACGCCAAAGAACACTGTATTAATGTTCAACGGGCTTTTTAGAATGGTGTTCGATCAGCTCAAGGCTGTTCGCGCTACTGCGCTAGTAGCTCAATCAAATACACCATGTCAGTCGCTGGTCACTACGGCTGGCTTTGTAAAGGAAGGGGTGATGAGAAAAGCGTATGATGATGACGAAGACATGGTCATTTATAGCATTTTAGATAACGAATACCGCGAGCATAATTGGTTTAGGGGCGTCAAATGATTGAAGAAGAAATTGTAGAAATTGCAGAAGGCGGCGATCCGCGCGTTTTAAAGGGCCAGCTTAAACCAGAAATACTAGCTATCGTCAAAGAAAGCCCTGAGTTTGCTCAAGGTATTGATGAGATAGAGAAACGCTTGTCTCGGTCGCCAATAGTGGCCGAGGATTTAGAAGAAGCTATTGATATGCTTGAAGCGGTTCTGTTCGACCCATCGTCTTACCCCGAAATGATTCAAGCCGCGATCATGGACGGATTAATTGACGAAGGCGATGCTCCTGCTGAGTACGATCCAGTTTTTGTAACCTCTATGTTAGCAGCCCTGTACGGACTTCAAGACAGGCTTAACGCTAAAGGATACGCTCGAGGAGGGCTTACCGTAGCAGGAAGAAAGGTAGCTAATCAAGGCCAAGGCGGCGACAGCATGCTGGCTCACGTTAATCCGCGTGAAGCTGAAATATTAAAACAAATGGGCGGTCAAGGAACCATTAACCCAAATACTGGCCTTGTTGAATACAAGGGATTAAAAAAAATATTTAAGGCTATTCTGCCTGTTGCTCTGTTTTTTGTTGCTGGTCCACTTGGCACAGCTCTAGCTGGTGCTACGGGTTTGTCTGTAGGAGCAGCAACTGTTCTTGCTGGGTCCGCGCTGGGAGCAGTAGGCGCTCTTGCTACCGGAGGGAATGTACTTCAAGGCGCTCTTATGGGCGGTATAAGCAGCGGACTAGGAGGCGCTATAGGCAGCAAGCTGGGCTTAGGAACCGGCCTAGCAGCTCAAGTGGTAGGCGGCGGAGTGGCAGGGTCCGCCTTGGCGGCAGCGCAAGGAGAGAATGTAGGAGAGGGATTCATAAGAGGAGGTGTGGGAGGCGCTTTACAAGGAGTAGGCGACGGCGCAGTTAATGCAGGATTTAGAGCAGCCGGAAACACTATTACTGGCGGGGGCGATTTAAAAGATGCCGCTACATCAGGATTATTCGGAGGACTTATTGATAAGTCAGGTCTGTTTAAGAAGCCTTCTGAAGTTGTAGTTGGTCAGTTAGATGAAAATTTACAAATGGTTGATCCGCTTATTGAGTATGTGGACCCAAACGCTCTTATAAACCCAGTTACTGGGAAGCCGTTTGAAAATCAAATGCAAGCAAACGTAGAAACTAATCCCAACAAAAGTTCTCCTTACTCAGAACAGATAGCAAATCTTGACGCAATTCAACAGCCTTTAGACATGCCGATTGAGTTAGCATCGGATATGTACGGGCAAGGAGTTGGGCTTAATCAGCCGTTAGCAGGCAGGCCGTTTGAATCTTTTTCAGAACCTCTAAATCTAGATCCAAGATTAAGACAAAACCAGTTTGGGGAAGTAGCTCCTGTTGAATACGGATTCAAAGAATTTGACCCCGCTCTTACTTTAGGTGCGGAAGCAGCAAAATCAGCCAACGACGCTTTTCGCTCAAAGTATGGACTTGACACCTCCAATACTGCTCAGGGTAATCCTGATCAAGCTGCTCCTCCTCAAGTTGATTCTTCTCAAACTGCTGGTCCTCCTCAAGGTGATAAATCAAGCCTTTTGAGCTTCAAGAACCCTGATGGCTCAATGAATTGGAAGAAAGCAGGCGGTCTTGGCCTCTTGTCTGTTACTGCTCTTGGCGCTCTTAGTCCAGAGATTCCTGAAGAGTTAGACCTTCTGACGGACGGAGACCCTGAACGAGCAGCAATGTTCAATAGACAGCTTACAAACACTAATTGGGATCAAGTTAGAGCTGACGCGGCAGCGGCTAATATGAGCCTAACTGAGTACACATCTAAAAACTTTGACAAAGTGCAGAGCACTAAGTACCAAGTTATGCCTCCACCAAGATCCGGTCGCGACATTAGAGGACCGCAAGAACCTCAACCTAGAACTGGATTTTTTGCCCCAGGGCCAAATTTATACAAAGATACTTACACTCAAGATGCAGCTAGAGGCGGTAGAATCCATATGAATCGCGGCGGTCCTCTGCAGAAAGCGTCTCGTTACGTCAAGGGAGGCGGTACAGGAAGAAGTGATAGTATTCCTGCATACTTGTCTGACGGCGAGTATGTCGTTGACGCGGAGACTGTGGCGATGCTGGGCGACGGATCAAATAAGGCAGGCGCAGACGTTCTTGATAAGATGAGAAGCAATATTCGAGCACATAAGGGTAAAGCTTTAGCCAAGGGCAAGTTTAGCCCAGATTCAAAATCGCCGTTAACGTATTTGAAGGGAGTAGCGTAATGACTAGCATATTTAAAGGAAGCCCTCAGAGCGCAACATCCTACACAACGGCCAACACTGAAACGCCAAAGTGGATGCAGGACGCCATTTACAATCAAGTAAACTGGGCGCAAAACTTAGCAAACAGGCCGTATGAATCTTACGACCTTCCAACCGTTGCCGAGCTTAGTCCGCTACAGCAGCAAGCTTTTGCTGGCATTGCAAATCAGCAGGGAAACTATCAAGAGGCATTTGATGCTGCGGCAACAGGCGTTGCAGGTCAATACGAGCAAGACACGGGGACAGCTTTAGCGGCATCTCAAGCAGCTCTCCTTAATCCTGCTGAAGATTCAATGATAGGTAGGGATCTAAACGCGGCTGAAAGCCTATTTGATCAAGCCGGAAAATATAATATGAGAGGCGCTCGGCCTATGATCCGAGAAGCCGGAAATATGTCTGGCTACGACGCGGCATTATCTGGTCTTGATAACGCGGCAAGCTTCCACATGAGAGGCGTCAGGCCGATGATGCGAGAAGCTTCAAATATGTCTGGGCTTGATGCAGCGTCACCAAATCTACAACTGGCTGGGACCACAACAGCGGAAGCGTTGAGCGACCGAGCAATAAACGCTGCTAATCCGTATTTGCAACAGGCTTCTCGATCTTCTGTTTCAGATGTCGATCAGTACATGAATCCTTATCAGACAAATGTACTGGACGCTATCGCGCAGCAAGGAGAAAGAAACCTTACTGAGAATTTACTTCCAGCCGTTTCTGATAGCTTCATAAAAGCCGGTCAGTTTGGTAGCAGGAATATGGGCGAATTCGGCTCTAGAGCATTAAGAGATACTCAAGAGTCAATCTTGAGAGAGCAAGCACCACTGCTTCAGCAGGGATACAATCAAGCATTGCAGGCAAGTGCGGCAGATAAATCTCGCCAAGGCACGTTGGCAGGAACTGCTGGTAGCGTTGCCGGCGCGGACCTTTCTAGAGTTCTGCAGGGCGGTAGTCAGTATGCAAATATTGGTCAAACGACAGGGCAGCTCACTAATCAAGATGCTGCAAGAAAGATTCAGGCTGCTCAAGCGATGGGTCAGCTAACTAGCCAACAAGCACAGAACCAGCTTGCGATAGCAAATTCTAGAGGGCAGCTCACTAATCAAGATGCTGCAAGAAAGATTCAGGCCGGTCAGGCGTTAGGTCAACTTACAAGCCAGCAAATGCAAAATCAAATGGCGCTAGGCGCTCAGAGAGTTGCAGCAGGTCAGCAACAGCAGCAGTTTGGCCTAAGCGCAGCAGACGCGGCTCAGCGAGCAGCGGCTCAGGATTATTCAAGAGAGCTTGGCGCGCTGCAGACGGGTGCTGATATGGCTATCGCTAGACAAGGGGCTGAGTATCGCGATATTTCCGCGCTAGAAGCTGCCGGAAGATCTCAACAACAGCAGAACCAGACGGAGCTTTCTGCGGCTGAGCAAGAGTTCTTAGCTGAGCAGAATTACCCTCAGAGTCAAATGGACTGGCTGTCTGCACAGATCAGAGGATTAGCTCCTTACGGTGATACAAGAACCTCTACCTCCGCACAAAGCACTGGAGCTACTTACGGCCAGTCTCCGTTGTCTCAGTTAGCCGCCGGATACTCAACGTACAGGGGTGTAACGGGTTAATAACAACAGTCGTTAACTGCCGAACAGAAAAAGGAAAAACTGATGGGATACAACCTCAATAAATTAAAAAAGAAGATGGGCGTAAGCTCTGCATCTAAAGTCGGCTATACGGGTGCTCGAAACCCTGGGGATAGGCCCGAAGGATTTAAGTTTAATCCTGAAAAGTTCGCATTTACGCCTGAAGAACAGTTCGCATACGACGCAGAAAAAGGAGAAAAGGAAGCTCAGCAACTGGCTTACGACGAGAGAGTTAAGATCGAAGAAGGCGTTGCGAAAGCAGACTACGACAAGAAAATAGCAGCCGACGAGGCTGCAGAAAAAAAAGCTTTTTTTGCTGATTACGACGCTCAGCTTCTTGCCGCTGAAACGGATCAAGCTGCATATGACACATACTCAGACGAGTACGATCGTCGTCTTAGAAGCACTCCTATGTACGCAGATAAGCAGTATACCGCTGGGATGCCTAGTTATGATGCTCCAGAATACGGCGGCGCTGATGATCCCGCCGCTGTGGGCGGCGCGTATCGAACTGGTGATGCCGCACCTATGGTGGTTACTTTAGGTCTAGATGGCAAAGAGTACGGAAACCCAGGCTCAGCTTATGAGGCAAACAAAGGATTCCTAGACAATAAATTTACCGAAGAAAATGATCAACGAAACAGATTCTATGATACTGGAAACTGGTACGAAGAGGTTCTGGGCACTCCGGCAGAAAACTATCTAGGAGACACCGATCCTTATACGAGAGATACGGGCACAGGCACAGGCACAGGCACAGGCACAATTAACGCAAACGGCGTCAGAACAGAGGATATGGGCGGCGGTATTACTCGATATTATAATGCCGATGGAACTTATGGTGACGTAGATACAACCAAATTTTCGGGTCAAAATTTTGGAGGCCCTGGGATTGGCTCTTTTCCTATGCCAGACCTAAGCGGGCTAAATCGAAATATCCAGCCTTTAGATCCTTTTATAGACCCTTACGCTAATCTAGTAGAAGAAGAGGAAACTCCAATTACTTATGATTTGGGCGATTTTGATGCGTCTAATATTAACCTTAACGATATAGGCTTTAAGCGAGGTGGATCGATAAGGGGTTACAATGTTGGAGCGCAGCCCATTCAAGAATATCATCCAGAAGAGGAAATAATAGCTTTTGAGAAGACGCTTGATCAAGATTCTTTAGATCAGCAGGCGATAGATGCTGTAAATGCGGGTCCGCCTGTTGTCAAAGACCCAGTAGAATCTTTAAGAGAAATGTCTATAGGCGCGGCAGGGCCATCGACAGACAGAACTTCAGAGTTGCTGAAGATGATTAAAAATCCTTCAGCTAGGTATGGTAATGATATCGCTCAAGGCAGAAGAAAGATGCAAGAGCAGGAACTCAAGATAGCTAATACCTTAGCGTCCATGCAGACTAATGCCAGCGCGGGTCCGTCAGAGTCAGAGAAGTGGTTCAGGATAGCCGCAGCATTTGGAAAGCCAACCCCTACGGGCAATTTTTTCGAGGGTCTTGGAAACGTCAACGAAGCTTTAGCTGACGTGGCTAAAGAGCGTCGTGTTGCAAAAACGGCTGGTGACGCTATCGGCCTAGAGGCGGCTCAATTCTCGCTTGGCATAATCGATAAGAGATTGCAGTCAGATCTATCCTTGGCCGCAGACGAGAGAGAGCAGTTAATTCAGACTCAGAGGCTGATTACAGAATGGCAGATGGACTATGACAATCGTCAAGCGGAGAGAGAGTATGACTTAGCGTCTTTAGCCATGACCCTTGAAGAAAGAGCTAAAAGAGATCTCTCAGAAGCAGGGAAAATGGCTAGAGACATGGGCTATGAGCTTGGGTCAGAAGATGGGAATAAGTTTATAAGAAAGTATTACGATGACAAAGAAGCGGTAAAAATTTTGCAGCTTGCGGAATTGAGAAAGAATGCAAACACTCTTTCTAATACAGACGTCAATATAAGAGAAGAGACAGTAAAGACGCTTGACAGCGCCACATTGGTTATTGCTAACCTAGAGGAAGCTTTGACATACAACGACGACGCTTTAACTAATTCTTTCTTTGATACCGTAAGGAAAACTACCGAAGGAATAATATCTACAGACAGTACAGCTTATAAGGCGACTCAAAATCTTGAACAGATATTAGCTAAAAATGCAATAAGCTCGCTTAAAGCTTTATTTGGCGGTCAACTGTCAGACGGAGAGCGTCAAGCAAGCTTGGACTTAGAGGGTCTAAGCAGCGCAAGCAAGGATGTTAGAAGAGATATAATTCAACGTGCTCTAGATACTATGAGGATTGTTGAGAACAAATTAAACAATAAAGTCAGAAAAATAAGCTCGGGCAAATACTCTCAAATTGAAGAATAAGAGGCAGGAAAATGAGTGACAATTATTGGGCAAATGTTGCTAGAGCAAGTCTAGGTCAGGGATTGGCGCTTGGCTGGGGAGACGAGCTGGAGGCTAGAATCAGAGCCATGTCGGGCGACGAGACCTATCAAGAAGAGCTTGCCATGATCAATGCTGACTATAGTAAGTTTAGCGAAGATAATCAGGGGGTTGCTCTAGGCGCGGAGATTGCTGGAGGATTTATTCCAACGCTTGCCGCAATTGCATCTACGCCGTTTACGGGAGGGGCTTCGGCTCCACTTGCCGCAGCTAATACGGCAAGAACAGCGGCGGCTTTATCTAGGCTAAAGGGACTCATACCTAAAAGTGCTTTAGGAAGAGGAGTTGCGACAGGCACAATTTCTGGAGGAGTGGCGGGATCTGGAACAGCCGAGCAAGGCGAAAGATTTTCTGGGGGCGTTACTGGAAGCGTTATTGGCGGCGGCCTTGGAACTGCAGTTCCGTTTGCTACAAGATTAGTTGCGCCACTAGGGAAAAAATTGAAAGATTCGTTTATTGGCGTTTCTCCAGAAGAAGCTGACGAACAGGCAGTGAGAAGATTGTACGAGGCGGCGACAAGAGGCGACAATAATATTGACGACATAATGCCTCAAATTAATGCAGATATAGAGATGGGTATTCCAACCAGCTTATCTAACGCAAGCTATCCTCTTAGCACAATTTCTGACACTGTTAATGCAGCTTCTAGAGGAGATTCTTCGGAAGTAATAACAGATGCCTTGTATGGAAGACAGGCAGACATAGGGAATCGTGTTGAAAGAGTTTTTGAAGATAACATTGGAGACACTAAACAGCTTTATGAACTTGAGAGACAAATAACAGAAAGACTAAGAGGAAATGCTAACGAGCTATACGGAGATGCTTTCGCTGCGTTTGAGGTTATAGACGATCCAAGAATTCTTAATGTTTTAAAAACTTCGGCGTTTCAAAACGCTTTAAAAAAAGCAAAAGCTCTTAACGAGCTAAAGAGATCAAGAGCAGAGCTAGATGGCGTAGAAGATTTGTCTGAATTTGATTTTCCAGAATTGATAGACGGAGGACTGCCCTCGCTCAGAGATCTTGACAAGATTAAGCGAAGCCTTAATCAAGTAGCAAGAGCAGAGTTTAAAAAGCCGGACGGCGACACTTCAATGGGCGCAGAAGTAAATAACATAACAAAAAGTTTTGTGAAAGTTTTAGACGAAATTACCGAAGGTGCTGATGGAATAAGCCCCTATCAAAGAGCGAGAAAAGTTTATCAAGGAGATGCCGAGGTATTAGACGCCTTAGACGAAGGGGTAAGCAAGTATCAAAAAACGCCGCCTGAAAAAATTAGAGAGCTTATTTCTGAATATAGTGATGCTGAAGCTGAAGTCTACAGGATTGGCGCTGCTAGAAGCATTATGGATAAAGTCACTAAAGGTCAAGACGGGGTCAATGCCGCGCGTAAAACTATAGGTTCGCAAACTGATCGAAGGAGGCTAAGGGCGCTTTTCCCAGATGGAGAAGAGGGAGACGCATCATATAATTTAATTGCAGCTACGTTACAGAGGGAGAGTCAAGTATACCAAATGAACGCCCGAGTTTTAGGCGGATCTCCAACCGCTAGCAGGCAGGCCCGTGTTAAAGAGATAGATGGAATTGATATAGGTGAGGGCGTAAACGATGTTGCTGTGAGTATGCTTAACCCTATGCAAAGTTTGTACGCTATTGCCATGAGGGCTATAAGTAAAGCCCAGATGCCTAAAGAGATTCAAGAGAGAATGGCAAAAATGCTAGTCGATGAAGATTCTGAAAAAGTTGCTGCCGCTGTGAAGGCGCTGGAGCAGTATGGAGAAATAGCTATTCCTCGCGCTAAGCAGTTAACTCTTAGAGAGGGTCTTGGGACAGTGGGCGTTGTAAATACGGCAGTTACAGGTCAGGAAAACAAAACTTCTTACGTCCAAAGTCAAGAAGAGAAGGACGTAGAGGCGGCAGCAGATCTAGAAGCTAAAAACGCAAGAGATCATCTGGCGAGAAGAATTCCGATACTATAATGAGCGAAACAGACGCATTGAAAGCATTAAGCAAG